GTCGGTGTCCTCTGAGACGACGCCGGCGCCGCCCCACTGCCAGGACACGACCGGCAGGCCGGTGCCGGCCAGGGCCTCGGTCCAGCGTTTCCCGATCCACCGGGCGGACCCCTGACCGATCCACGCGAGCGCGTCAGTGAGGAACTCCGCCATCTCGATGGCGAGAGTCTCGAGCCGGTTGTGCGCGGCGGCCATCGCCCCGGAGCGCTCGTGCTGCACCGGGCGGACGATGAACTGGGTCGTGGACTGGTCGATCCAGGAGACGGGCACCGGCAGGCCGGTGAGCGGGTCGCCCGGCCTCCAGGTGATGACCTCGACGGTGACGCCGGTGTCCTCGGTGACCTTCTCCACCAGCTCGGAGATCGTGATCGGATCCGTGCGCCACGTCCGCCGCGGTGACGTGTCGTGCCACGTGTCGACCTGCGGCACGAGAATTCGCGGGGCCGGTCGGACGTAGAGCGCCAGACGGGCGGCCTGGTCGCGGATCTCGCGGGTCAGGCCGGAGATCACCGGCCCGGACCAGAACCTCTTCTTCGACACCTGCAGCCACTCCGGAGCGAGCGCGTCGGACATGGTCAGGATGTTCTGGAAGATCGATGTCGACGCCTTCGCCTCGACCGTCACCGACTCGTCATCATCATCCGCAGCGAGGTTGACCCGGGTGACCTGACCATCCCAGGGGCGGACCCCGTCGCGAATGCGCAGGCCGACGTAGCGGGTCTTGCACTCCCGCAGCACCGGCAGCAGCGGATCCTCCACCGAGATCGTGAACGTCGCCTGCCCGCCGTCGGCGAGCCCGCGGACGAAGCGGGTGCTGAGGTCCGAGAACTCTCCGATGAAGCCGACGAGGCAGGAGTCCTCCCACACCTCGATCTCCGCGTCAGCGACGAGGATCCCCGGGCGGGCGCGGTCGGCGAGCAGGCCCGCGTCCTCATAGGTCAGTGCGGTCATCAGAACGGCCTCCTGAACTGGGGTCGGATACTCACGACGGCGGATGCGTCCGCCCCCGCATTGACGACGACGATGTCCTGGACCGACCGGGACTCACGCGGGGCGAGCGGGAAGCGCAACCGCTGGCCACCCATCACCCGGTGAATGTCCGGCCGCTTGTCGGAGACCACGTGCCGTGCCGACCGGTCGGTGGTCAGGCGGACGGTCTCACCGTCCTCGACGTTGATGACGACGAGGGAGTCACCGTCCGGCACCTTGAACAGCGCCGGGCCGCGCAGGACCCAGTCGATGTGGGCGGGCACGTCACCGTGGTTGGCGATGCCGGCAGTGCGGTCCCACCGGCCGTCGGCCCACACGCGGCGGACCTGCAGTCCCTGCCAGAACGCCTGGCCGGCGACGACCGGGACCAAGTACGACTGCCGCTGGCGGACCTCGGCTGCGATGTCGGTCTGCTGGACCTCCGGCTTGCCGCCGAGGCGGACGTCCTTGAACCGGACACCGCGCGGGGAGTTCACGGTCAGTCGGGAGGTGTGCCACGGGGTGAGGTCGTCGAAGAACCTGTCGCGGATCCGCTCGAAGCTGGTGGTCGGTGTGCGGTTGAGGTGCACAGGCAGGGAGAACTCCGTCTTCTGCCCCACCGCGCCCAGCCATGTCGCACCGTCAACCTGGGCGGACTCGAACCAGCGGTGGACGATGTCCGGCTCCTCGAAGTCAGCCCAGCCGGAGGCTAGGACCGCTCCCTCGCGGTTGGCTGAGGCGGCCGACCAGTCCGACAGGTGCCACACGCGGGTCGGCAGGCCCGCCGCCATACCCGGGCCCGTCAGCGTGACGTTCGCTGACCCGCCGGGGAAGAACGAGCTGTAGTACTCGCTCATCAGAACCCCTCCTTCCACCGGGCTTTACGCTCGGCCATCCGAATTCCGGCAGCGACCTCCTGGCGGTCGAAGCCGTTGACATTGACGTGCGACTGGTAGGTCGGGCCGGACGCCGCCTGGGTGGCCACAGCCGCGGCCATCCGGTCGTCCCGCTTGCGCTGGTTCCCGGCGATCGTGAGCTGCAGCCCGCGTCGGCGCGCCCACGCCTGCCCCGTCGGGATCGACGAGTCATCATCGGGCAGGTAGAACTCGTCCACCGTCGGGTTGTCGCCGATCAGACGGGGCGTGTTCGGCGGGACGATGGCCGCCTGGCCCGACGGCAGGAGCCGGAACTGTCCGCCGTCGGCGTAGCCCGCTCTCGTCGGCCAGATCGCCGACGGCCCGCCGTACTTGTAGATCGCCCAGTCGATTCCGGCGACGAGGTTCTCCAGCGGGTCGAACAGATCATCCACCAGTCCGGCGTGATGCTCGGGGAACATCTGCCGCATGGACTGCCGGGTCGGCTCGATGACCTGCAGCAGACCTCCCGACGGTGTGCCGCTCGCCGCGTTGGAGTCCCAGTTGTTCTGGATCCCCGGGTCGCCGCCGGACTCGATGTCGACCTGCTCGGTGGTCACACCCTCCTCCCCTGCCGGACGCCCGGTGCGGGCGAGCGCGTCGAGGATGGTGGATGACCACTGAGCCGCCCCCTGCGAGGGGTCGTAGGTGTGGCTTCCGCCACCACCGCCGCCAGTGCCGCCGGAGGAGGACTCACGGAGTCCGGAGTCGGCCTCCGAGGCGGTCATGGACTGGTACGCGTCGGAGAACTTCGAGGAGTGCTGTCCGGATGCCGAGGCGGCGGACTGCATGTCCTCGTAGCTGGCGCCGGTGTTGATGCCGTAGGCGTACTTCGCTCCGGCGATGGCCGCCTGGGTCAACGGGCCAAGATCGTCGTCGACGCCGAAGGCGGCGAAGACGTCACCGACCGCGTCGGATACCAGGGACTTCGCCACCTTCCCGGCGATGCCGGAGACCGAGGTGTCGACGTCGCCGTACTCGTCATGCCAGGCGGAGACGCGCAGAGTGTTGACGCCGCCCTTCTCCCTCGCGGCTAGCGCTGCGGTGACCAGCGCCGAGTTCTCGCCGACGCCGAAGGCATCGCCGAAGCGCTGGGTGTAGACGCCGGCCTCGAGGAGGGCGCGGACGCCGCGCGGGTCGTTCTGGTTGTCGAAGGCGGCGGCGAGCTCGTCGTCCTTCTCGTCCTGCCCGCCCTTCGCCCAGAGGAGGAAGTTGACGAGCTCGTCGTCTTCCTCGACGTGGTACCGGTCGGCGAATCGGGGGGTGAAGTCAGCTCCCCGGGTGAGGGACAGGATCCCGTCCGGGTCGTTGTCAGCGTTGAACATCGCCTGGGCGACCGGGTCAGGGCCGAGTGTCACGTTGGTCTGGACGACCTCGGGCTTCGACTCGGCGACCATCTTCCGGCGGCGTTCCTGCTCGTCGGCGGCGTTCTTCGCCGCGGAGTCGCGGGACTTCTCCTCCGGCGACTTGTCCTTGTCGTCGTCCTTGGTGCGGTCCTTCCACGCCTCGTCCTCACCGTCGAGGGGAGCCTGGGCGGCGATGTGGACGTGGTTGCGGTGCTGGGACATGGTGTCCGCGCCGTAGAAGCCCATGCCGTCGCCGACGTTGTCCCCGTTCTTCACGTTGTTGCCGAACGGGGAGTGGATCAGCTCGGCGAGCTGGTACTGGTAGCGGTCGTAGAACCACTGCGCCATGGACTGCATCTCGGGGGTGTCGTCGTAGCCGTTGGAGGCGTCGACGGCCTTCCCCTGCCCGTGGAGATCGTTGCTGTTCCGGGTCGTGGAGGTGATCGTCATCATCGGGAAGTTCTCGTTGACGAGCCCGATGATGCTGTCCACCACACCACCGGAGGCGAGCGCCTGCACACCCGGCGCGCCGCCGGCGGCGGTGGGCCGGGTGGGGGTCTTTGCTTCGAGGGCGAAGATAGCTGCCTGTGGCTGCCCCTGGTTGAGCCAGTAGTAGGCGTCGTTGTATTCGCGGCTGCTTTTGGCGTTGGCGACCCATTCTCCGCCGTCGAGCCAGGACATCGGGGTGCCGTCGGGGCTGATGCCGAGGATGCCGTCGGTGATGTGGGTGCCTGGTCCGGTGGTGGGGAGTCGGTAGCCGGTGTGGCTGGGGCCTCCCACGGCGCCGGGGGCGATGTCTCCGCCGGCAGCGTTGCGGGGGATGCGGCCGCCGGTGGCGTTTTGTCCTGCTGCCAGGCTATAGCCGAGTGGGTCGGCGAAGAAGCCTCCGGATGCGGAGTACTCCTTTCCCGCCACCGTGTAAGTGACGGTGTGCTTGGAGTACGTGTCTCCGTTCGGGCTGTTGAGGTTGTTCTTGATGTTCGCAGCAGTTGCTGCGGAGTCGTCGGACTGGTGGTGGTTGCCGGAGGTCTGGGTGCCGTTGACGCCGTTGAGGTGGTCGACGACGTCCTGAATGTTGTCGGCGAGGTGGAAGTCACCGTTCATGTCCTTGTAGCCCATACCGAGTTCGATGAGTCGGTCTCGGACCTCGGGGTCGTTGGAGTCGATGACGACGCGACCGTCGGGGAGGGTTGTGGTCTTGATGCCGAGTTCTTCGAGGGAGGCGATGCACTCGGGGGCGTCCGGGTTGTCGATCTTGATGTAGCCGTCCTTGGTGGCGGACGCCTCGATGCCGATCTGCTTGAGGATGGCGAGGATGTCGGCGCCTTCGGGGAAGGCGATGTTCACTCGGCCGTTGATCGGCTCGGAGACTTTGGCGCCGAGTTCCTCGAGCTTGGACTTGGTGTCGTTGTAGGTGGCTTCGTCGAACTTGATGGAGACGCGGGCCTCTCCGTTCTCACCGGCGTTCTCGAGCTTGAGGTCCTGGCCGTTGAGTTCCTGCAGGATGTCCTTGGTCTGCTTGGCGCGCTCTTCGAGCTGGCGCATGCGGTCCTCGAACTTCTCGACCTGCTTGCCGTCGAGGTCGGCGTCGAGGTCTCCGATCGTGCCGCGGGCCTTGGCCGCCTTGCGGGCGGTCTCGTCGATGCCGCCCTGGATCTGCTCGATCTTCTCGCGGTAGCGGCCCTGCTCCATCTGGTTTCCGCCGGAGTTGGCGATGGCGTCGTCGATCTTCTCCTGTGCCCCGGCGACGCCCTCGGCGGCGTTGACGATGTCGACGTAGCTGAGGCCGAGGTTATCCATCATCTTCCGGTTGCCCTCGATGGCCATCGTGGACTCGCCGGTCTTGGCGATGTAGGCGTCGAAGGCGTCGTTGGCGGTGCGCATCGCGCCTGCGTTGCCGGTCGCCGCCTCGGCGAGGGTGTCCATGGACACGCCGGCGGCGCGGGCGGCGTCCTCGACGCCGTCGGTCTCGCGGAGCTTCTTCTCCTGGAGTTCCTTGGTCTGGGCGGTGATCGCCCCGGTGGTCTGGTCCAGGGAGTCCCGGAGCGCGTCCTGGTGGGCCTTGTGCTCGGCCTCCTTCTGCGCGGCCTCCTCGTGCTTCTGGGCGAGGATGCCGAGGGCAGCTCCACCGACGCCGAGGGCGACGCCGAAGGGGCCGCCCATCATCGTCATCAGCCCCGACGCGCCGGACTTGAGCAGGGACATGCCGCCACCGGCGACACCGCCAGCAACACCGCCGAGGGTCTTCATCGCGCCGCCGGCAACGGTCGTGGCCTTGTGGATGCCGGTCATGTCCTTCGCCGCCTCGCGGGCGGTCTTGCCCGCGGTGCGCATCCCGGATCCGACGCTCAGATAGGCGTCGCCCATCCGGCCGATGGTGGGGACGCGCTCCTGCATGAGGGCCATGGCGGCGGTTGTCCGGCCGATCTCCATCCCCATCGACGAGAAGTACTGCCGCTGCTCGGAGATGTCCCGCCCGAGGGTCCGCAGTGCCCCTCCCCCGGCGGACGCTGCGGATGTCAGTCCGGTCATCTTCGCCAGGGGAATCGCGGTGCCGAGGGCGAGCAGCGGCGCCGGGAGTTTCGTGACCACGCCGACGAGATCGGTGAAGATCTTGGCCACCGGAGTCGCCGCGCTGATCAGCCCGGAGAGGGCCGAGGCCCCCATGGACGCCGCGGTCTCGATCGACGGGCCGAGCTGCTCCATGGCGTCGACGCCGGCGTTCGCGGCGTCGGTCAGTGGCCCCTTCACCGCGTCGTAGATCTTCAGACCGAGATACTCGGCGGCGTTCTGCGCCCGCTCCAGCGCTCCGGGGAGGCCCTGGGTCTGGGCGGCCGCGACCTCTGCCGCCTGCCCGGACCGGGTGACCTGCTCCTTGAGTTTGTTGAAGCCCTCGCTACCCTGCTCCGCGCCGATTCCGGCCAAGCGCATGGCGTCAGATCCGAAGAGCACGGCGGTGGCTGCCTGGTAGGCCTCCGGTGTCATGTTCTTCTGCGCGGTCTGCAGCTGGTCGAAGAGGGCCGGCAGTCCGACGAAGTTGCCCTGCATGTCGTACACCGACAGGCCGAGTTCCTCCATGGCCGCCTGCGCGGGCTTGCCCTGGTCCGTGAGCGCCAGCAGTGCGGACTTGAGCAGCGTGCCGGCGTCAGAGCCCTGGATGCCCGCGTTGGCGAACATGGCGAGTGCCGTGGAGGTGTCCTCGATGCTGATGCCGAACTGGCTGGCTACGGTGCCGGACTGCTGAAGCCCCTGGGCAATACCGTCGATCTCCGCCGATGATGCGTTCGCAGCACCTGCGAGGATGTCGGAGACCCGGGCTGCATCGGATGCCTGCAGGGAGAAAGCCTGCAGTGCCTGCGACTGGATCGTGGCGGCGTCCGCCGCGTCGATCTGTGCCGCGGCGGCGAGCTGCAGCGTGCCCTTGGCCGCTCCCATCGACTCGTCGACGGAGAAGCCGCCCTTGGACAGCTCGACCATGGCAGCTGCGGCGTCAGAGGCGGAGGTGGCTGTGAGGTCGGTGTCATTGCCGAGTTCACGGGCCTTCGCTGCGACGGCGTCCATCTGGGATGCCGTGCCCTGGGACACCGCCGACATCTCGTTCATCTTCTTGTCGAAGTCGATGCCGATGTCCATGACGGCCTTGGCCGTGGCTCCGGCGCCGAGAGCGATGCCGAGTGCGGATCCGATCTTCGTCGCGGTTCCGAGGGCGCCGGAGAGCCCGGACTCCAGCTTTCCCGGGAACGCCTTGACGTCAGGCTCCACTCGGATGTCGATCTGGCCGCCGGCCATGGGGTACCTCCTGGGGTCGTGGTGGGTCAGCCTCCGAGGGAGGCGAACAGGGCGTCGAGGGCGGCGTCCTGGGTGGCCTGCGGCGTCGGAGACGGCGTCTGCAGGGAGGCGAGATACGCGGCGTTCCGCTCGGCGAGCTCAGCGGTGAGGTCGGCGGGTCGGACTGCGACCGGGTCCAGCACCGGCACCGGTGGCGGTGTGGGCCGTGGCCCGGGATCCGGCGCGTCGGGGTCCGCGGTCCAGCCCGCGTACACGCCGTTGAGGTGGAAGTCGTCTCGGTCGACCAGGCGGGCGATGTTCTCGTCCGTCGGCGACCACGCTGGTGGGAGTTCCTCGAGCAGGATCTCCATCTCCCGCCAGTCGAGGGTGTGCATGGCCTCGACGAGGCTCATGCAGTAGTGCCGACGGAAGCCCACTACCGCGCGGCGCCACCCTCGGGCGTCACTGATTCCGGCGAGGGCGCGAGAAAACCCTGATCGGTCGCCAGCCCGGCCAGCTTCAGCATCTCCATGACGACCTTCGAGGCGACCTGCGCCAGCAGGCCCCCGACGAACTCCCATGCCGCGTCGGCCTCGGCGGTGTCCGGGACGATCGCGCGGATCACGTCCTCGAGACCACCGGCGAGGGTGGTGGACACCCGGGCGGCCTCCGCCCCGGTCCAGGACGTCTTCACATGGACGGTGATGTCACCGAGGGTGGCGGGAGTCGTCTCGTGGTCGGACGGGCGTTCCAGCACCTTGAGCAGGTCGAACGGTTCCCGGTCATCGGTGTCCGGGGTCGCGGTTGTCTTCGTGGTCATTGTGGCGGGGTCCTTTCACGAGGGGGCGGGGTCAGCTGTGGTCGAGAAGAGGGCCCGGGGCGACCCCGCCAGGGATTCCCCGGGCCCGGCGCGCCGCCGGTGGTGGCGCGGTCGGGTGGTGCTACTCGCCGCCCTCTGCGGGGGCGGCGGCGTCCTCGAGCGTCTTGATGCGGGCGAGGGCGGCGTCAAGGTCGGTCTTCTTCGCCAGGCCGGTGATATCCGGGATGGTGGGCTTGCCGGTGATGTCGGCCCAGGCGGGCTTCCAGTCGCCGGCCTTGGCGTCGGTGGCGGTGGTGCCGATCTTGAGGTTGCTGGACCCGGTGCCAGCGCCGATGGCGGTACGTGCCGCGGCGGCGTCCTTGGCGGTGAGGACCTTGCGTCCGGTGTCGGTGGCGTCGGTGATGGACGCGGCGGTGACCTCGCCACCGCCTGCACCCCCACCGTCGGTCTCGATGGCGTTGACGCGGGCGGAGAGGTCCGCGATGGCGTTCTCGCCCTTGTTGAGGTTGTCGGCCTCGATGTTCGGCTCGTTATTGTTGACGTAGACCGTGGGCTTGTAGATGTCAGCCATGATCTTCCTTTCCCGGGATCACTTCCCGTTGCTGGGCTTGAGTGTTTTCGAGGGGTAGAGCCCCGGACGGGGAACTAGCCCTCGACCGGGGCCGGGGTTTCCCCCGGGTCAACAACCTCGATTCCCTCGGCGGGCTTGGTGATGGTGAAGGGTCGGGGGATGGAGAGGTAGTTGAACTTGAAGGTCCACCCGTCGAGGTCGGTGCCGTTGAAGCGGCCGAAGGCGGCGGGCTCGGCGAGCTTGGCTCGGGCGATGTAGATGCCCTTGACCTTGGAGCCGCGGCGGAAGAGGTAGGTGAGGGCGATGACCTCCTCGTCGCCCATGACCTCCTCGTAGAGGGCGCCGTTCTTGACGATGTGGCCGCCACGGAGGCGGGTCTTGGTGGTGGCGGCGTTGTCGTCGACGGCGATGAAGGAGCCGGTGTCCTTGCGGATGTCGTCGTAGGAGTCGTAGATGCCGCCGCGGTAGTTCCAGATGGTCTTGTCGTTGGCCTTCTGCTCCGGGGCGAAGTCGACGCCGGCCTCGATGCCGCCGAACGGCTCCCAGGTGACCTCTCCGTCGCCGTCGATGCCGGGGGACTTGAGGGGGTTCTTGGCGTCCGGGGAGAAGTCCTCGACCTTGGACAGGTTCGGGATGGGGGTGTTCTCGGGGGCGCGGAAGGCGTCGCCGTCGAGCCAGATCTGTGCTGCCTCGGGGTTAGCGAAGTTGGACATGATCGCTCCTTTCTAGAGCGTGTCGGGGGGTACCACCGTCATCTGGACGGTGATCGTGCAGGTGTAGAGCGGGTGGGTCGCGTCCCGGTCGGAGCCGACCTCGGAGACCGGGCCCTCGGTCCAGGACGCGCGCCACGCCGCCCCTCGGAACTCCCGGCTCCGGGAGAAGTCGAGGATGGTCGCGGCGCGGGCGACGATGTCCCAGGCGGCTTCGTCGGGGTCCTTCCCGGCGTGCGGGCCAGACTCCGGGGCGTAGTTGTCCGGGACGACGGCGATGACCTGGATGGCGGGGTTGCGCAGCTGCGCATCCTCGCCGTCCTGCCACATCGACCGGATCAGGACCGCCGGTGCGGTCAGCTCGGAGGGCAGGTCACGGGTCGTGACCGTGCCCCCGTCGAGCAGGCTCACGAACTCCTCCTCGTCGAGCAGGAGGCGACGGACAGGGATGAGCATGTACGGCAGCGGCCCCTTCATCGGCGCCTCCGTCTACTCCGCCGGGTCATGCCGCGGGGCATCATGCCCCGGTACTCCCCGGCGCGCATGGCGGCGTCGGTGAGGGCGGCGTGGGGCGGAGTGTCGCTGGTGCCGTACTCCTTGTGGATGGCGGTGGGGTCGGTGTCGATGATGGAGACCCGGCTGCCGGAGTGGGCGACGCTGATTCCGCCTCGGTAGGCGCCGGTGAGGACCGGGGCTGCGGCCCTGGCTTGGCCGGCGGCTTCGTTGGCGATCTTCAGCAGGCCCTTCTGGGAGTGCTGCCGTGCTTCCTGGCGGGCCTGCTGGTCGAAGATGGTCAGTCGGGCGGATGCGGGCACGGTGGTTTCACCTCCTACGGGGTGGTGGTCTGGGTGCTGCGGGTGACGATGATGACCGTGTAGGGGCATGGTCGGCGTGGGGTGGTGCGGGGGATCGCGGGGGCGTCGGCGACCCAGCGGCGTCCGTCTCCTGCGACGAAGACGGTGCCCTGGGGGTACCGGTGTTCGCCTGCGAGGAGGAGGAGTCGCTGCTGGATCGTCGCGGTCTTGCCGGAACCGATGTCGGCGGTGGCCTGCGCGGCGTCAGGATCACGTCGCTGCAGGAGGCCGGGGACGGGGTCGCCTGGGGTGAGGATGTCCCGGTGGTTTCCGGTGTCGGGGTTGGTGACCCGGCGGGCGACCATCGGGGCGTAAGCCTCCGAGCAGCGGGCGGCGAAAGCCTCAGGGGTCATTGCTGCCCCCTGGTCCGCCATCCGTTGATCGTCCACGCGCCCTGGTTTCCGTCGGTGGTGCCGTCGATGCCGATGTCGGCGAGCTCGTCGTCGGTGAAGAAGACGCCGCGCTCGGACTGGCTGGTGTCGAACTCAGTGGTGGCCTCTGGCCATCCCTCGCTGCGGACCCGCCAGCCGATGCGGTCGTCCTCGACGGCGCGGTAGACCGCCTCCACGAGCACGTCGCCGACCGCCAGGGCGTCGACCTGTCCCGTGGCCACGCGAGTGTCCAGGGTGGGGTCGAGTCGCCTCAGGCGGGTGTGGGCGGTGCGCAGGAAGCGGGCGACCTTGCGGCCCTCCGACTCCCCCAGTGCGATGCCTCCGAGCCGGTCGGCGACATCTTCGCCGGTGGCATAGACGGGCAGATCAGCCGGGTCGGTCGGGTCGGTCGGTGTGGTCATGGACTCACCTCCTATCCCCGGGACTGCTCCCAGGCGGTGATCAGCTCGTCACGGGATGCGCCGTCGGCGACGGTGATCCCCTGGTCGGCGAGGAACGCCGCCCAGACCGCGCGCGGCGCGTTGCGCTTCGGCGAGGCCGGGGCCGACCTATCGTCGGCGGCGGCCTCACTGTCGGCGGTGTCCTGCGCGGCGGGATCCTGGTCCCCGTCGACGGTCTCTTCCTCCGGTGCGTCCTGCTGATTGTCCGGTTCCGGGCTCTCCGTGACGGTGTCCGTGTCGCCGATGGTGTAGCCCTGCCTGATGTAGTACGGCAGGTTCCGCTCGGAGGCGTCATCACAGACGCCGCGGTAGAAGACGTCCTCGTTGATCCGTCCGTTGAAGCGCCGGTTCGGCGCGGTGACTCGGATCCTCATGGGGGCTACCGAACCTTGACGTTGCGCAGCACGGCGGCCGCCTTCGTCGCCTTGAGGGCGACGGCGACCGGGCCGAGCTCGACCTCGCCGCGCTTGACCGCGCCGGAGGTAGTGAAGTCCGGCAGCCAGGAGTGCACGAGCTCACCGGTGGTGGTCGTGACTCCGTGGAAGCCGTCGAGGCCGATGCGGACCGCGTAGAGGGACGTGGTGCCCTTCTCTGCGTCGATCGGGATGATCGGGTCGTTGGTGCCGGCCTTGTTGCCCGGGTCGACGAAGGTGACTCCGCCGTAGGACTCGCGCTCGATCGGCCGGCCGCCGGCGCCGACGAGGTCCTCGACCGGGTCCTTGGTGTACTGGCCGGCGCGGCGGGCGGCGGCGCGGACGCGGGCGAGGGTGGCCTTGTTGCCGAGGATGACGGTCGGGGTGCCGTCGAGGTTGCCGAGGAACTCGTCGATGACGTCGAGGGCCTTGTGCTCGGCCCGGGTGTCGGTGTCGAAGTCGGACCAGTCGACGGTGTCGTCGGCGCCGATCTCGGTGTCGGAGCCGAGGAGGGCCTTGTCGAGTCCGTCGAAGCCGTTGGCGTCGACGGCGGTGTCGCCGTTGATCACGGCGTCAGCGAACGCGGTGTTCGCGGCCTTGATCTTCTGGCCCATCTGCAGGGTGACCTCGTTGGAGGCTGCCGGGCCGAGGTTGGCGAGGACGCGGTCGATCTTGAACGCGCCACCGAGGACCGCGAGGTCGACGGAGAAGCGGGCGGTGGTGACGTTGGAGTCCGCGTACTCGGAG